AGTCCGCGTGCGCGTCAAGTAAGGAATAGCAGGAACATGAAGCTTCTTGCCGCACAGTCGGCGGTGGGGTTCGTTCAGTCGAACCTCTACAACGTCGAGACGGCGGTTTACGAGACGAGGTACCCGAGCTTCGACTACTCGGCGTTTGCCCCGGTCGTGACCGAGGGCAGCGAGTGGGCGATCGGCACCACGTTCTATTCGGGCGATATCGCTGGCTCGATGGAGTGGTTCGCGGCATCGGCGTTCGACATCCCCAACGCCGATATTGCCCGCTCGCAGTTCGTGACCGGCTACCACCTCTCGGCGCTGGGCTTCCAGTACAACCTGGAGGAGATCAGCCGCGCGCAGATGGCGGGTCGCAACCTCTCGGATGAGAAGGCGAAAGCGGCGCGCAAGGTTGCCGAGCGGTTCGCGTTCTACAAGTTCCTTCAGGGCGACACCACGAAGGGCATGCAGGGCCTGTTCAACTACGCGGGTGTGCCCACGGCTACTGCCGCAGCGACTGGCACGGGTAGCTCGACCCTGTGGGCGAACAAGACGCAGGACCAGATTCTCGCCGATATCAACGCGGCGATCCTGGGCATCTACAACTCGACGCTTGAGACCGAGATGGCGGACACGATCGTGCTGCCTACCTCGCGCTGGCTGACGCTTTCGAGCACTGCCCGCACGCAGAACAGCGACACGACCACGCTGAACTACCTCCAGCAGAACAACGTGTACACTGCCCAGACCGGCCAGCCGCTGCGCATCCTTGCGTCGCGCCTGCTTGCCACGCAGGGTGCTGGTGGCACTGCCCGCCTGATCGCGTATCGCCGTGACCCCGAGGTTGTACGCTTCCACCTTCCCCTCCCCTATCGCATCATGAGCCCTGAGCCGATGAGAGCCCTCACGGTTCAGGTCCCCGGCATTATGCGGATGGGCGGCACCGAGATCCGCCTTCCCAGCGCGGTCAGTTATATCGACAACATCTAGGACCGCCGCCGAATACCTCCTACGGCTGGCGAAGACTGGGCCGCTACCTAAAAATGGTGGCGGCCCTTTTGTTTTCACGTTCGACGCCTTATAAGCATGATGCAGTCGTAGGAGAAATGCATCATGAAACCGACCGTAGCGCAGTTGCGCGAGTATCTATCATATGATCCCGACACGGGTGCCTTCACGTGGATAGCGCGCCCCGCACAGAAGATACAAATCGGTGATCCCGCTGGGCAATGGGGAAACTGGGGCTATCTGCGGATAGGCTTGTTTGGCAAGCGATACCAGGACCATGTGGTTGCATGGGCCATGATGACAGGCGAGTGGCCCATGCATCACGTCGATCATAAGGACCGGGACCGAGCAAACAATCGATGGAGTAATCTGCGTGCCGCTACTCCGCTAGAGAACTCAATTAACGCTTCAGTGCGGAGCGATAGCAAGTCTGAGGTTGCAGGTGTGTCGATGCACCTATGCGGAAAGTGGCGTGCGTATCTCCGCGTGAACGGCAAGCACAAGCACCTTGGCTTGTTTGATAATAAAAAAGACGCCGTAGCCGCTCGTATCGCAGCAGCGAAAGAGCAGTACGGCCAATTTAGCCCGCACTAGCGCAGCTGAAGACTGGGCCGGCACATAGAAAAGTGCCGGCCCTTTTTTATTCCAGATTATCGCCAACAACAAATTTAATCGGCTTCCTGCGCAAAAGCCTACGACCTGCATTCAAGGCATCTTGTCTAGTTTTATAGCGAAACATGGCAACATCTCCCCTGTAAAGCCACCATCCTCGCTCATCCGGTTCGGGATGCCAATGAACCGAAAATCCCTCCCAACTCCAATCCATGCCATCAATAGTTTCAGTTACCACGTACGCAACTCCTCGCTATCATACTCATCCGCATTGCGCGCAAAAAGCCAAAGTAGCAGCCTCACTCCCTCTCTCCTTCCACAAGCGGCAGGAGCATGGCGCGCAATACTGTGCCCGCAGCATCCGAAAGCTCGTCATCTGGTGCGGTCTCTGGAGCATTCCATGACTGCCCGCCAAGCCATTTCATCCCATCATCTGGCTCCATCAGAGCACGGACTGCGGCGCGGGCAAGATCAAGCCACTTGCCGCGAACGCGAGCGGGTACGAGATTGGCCATATCTTCGTCAACTCCATGGTCAGCGAGCGCTTGAGCCAGTTTCGTCAGCATCGAATGAACCTCAGCCACGCGCCAGCTCCTTCCGATCCTCAATCAGCGCCATGTTAGCCGCACGCATGCGTTCCAGCTGTTCCAGCATCTCGCTCAATCGTTCCACCTTAACCTCCTACCTTCTACCCCTTGCCTTGAACCACATGGTCGGGTATATGTCAAGCACCTTTTGCAAGAGGATGAGAGAATGACGTATCACAAGCTGACCAACACAACCGAGAAGGAACTGCGCGGGATCTTCACCCAAGAGGGCTATGTCACGCTCAAGCCCGGTGAATCGCGTGTGGTCGATGTCGCCGATGCCGACCTGAAGGCCAACGCCGACTATTTCAAGGCGGAGAAAGCATCCGAGAAGGATGCGAACGAGCAGGAAGCCGCCGATGGCCTGGGCGAGCTACAGCGTGTCAATCCCGCCCAGCCGTTGCCAGAGGGTGCCGATGATACCTACGCCGCCATGTCGGAAGACCAGCTGCGCGATGAGATCGAGGACAAGACCGGCAAGCGCCCGCACCACAACACCGGGCGCGACAAGCTGATCGAGCAGCACAAGGCACTCTAAAACAGTCATATAGACGAGCGAAGGCCCGCCAGCATAGCGCTGAGCGGGCCTTTTGCTTAAACCCCTTCCCAGCCCCACCGCACAGCCTTGATCATCGTCTGCATGAGCGGCGTGTGGTCGAGATCGCCATCCTCCAGACCCTCTGTGCCATGCGCGCCCATCATAAACTCACGACATAGCCGCCGCGCCTCTGCAATGGCGGGGTCAGTGGGCTGCGGTAGCTCGGCGACGATGGCGGCAGCTTCGGAAAAAACCTCGGGCGGAACCGACATACAGTAATTGCTCTGTAGCTGCCGCACCAGCGCTACCATCCGCTCGACCAAGTCATCGCTGATCGCGGGCTTGGCCGTTTCGACGTTGCGGATATGATATGGTGTATGGCTAGCGCGACCTTTTTGGCTGAACCAGTGTCCCAAACCGTCGTGAAAATCGCCATATACCCACAAATAGCCATCGCTTGCGACGCCACCCTGAAATGAGGCGCTGACAACCCGTCCATCCTCATGCACCGCCTCAATAGGCTTCGTCCAGTCAACCATACATCCCTCCTATCAACGCATGCCGCATAGCACGCCGAATATGATCGCCGCAAGCAGCATCAGCAGGTAAGCCCAGATCGTGCTCCACGCATTCGCGTCGTGGCGCCGCACAATCAGCGGATCGTTGTCGTTAGCGGCGGTCATGGCGGTCATACTGATCATAAAAGATCGTCCACATTACGTACGTCAAATATCCCATCCACGCAGCGCATACTGCGTAGAGAGCTAGAAACGGGTTGTACAAAAAACCGACTATGACAAACGCACAGGCAATCATGACACCTACGACGGATGTGCTGGCCTTCAGCGCGGCCTTGCGGTTCACGACCGCACTGCCTTGCGGCGCAGCGCGACATACGCCTCACGCCCCAGCCCGGTGACAGCAGCGCCCGTCATGGTCACGACGAACGCGAAGCCCACCTCAATCGGATACATTTGATACAGCAGCACGATCAGCGCCAGGGCGGCGATCAGGGCGGCAATCTCGATACGCTTAGTCATTTTATGCATCCCGTCCAAGAATTGCCATTGCGCGGACAACTTCGCGGTCCGCCAAAAACTCACGCTCACTGTAGCGGTCCTTATCGCCCAACATGCCACGGCCGGCATAGGCATAATATGTGCCTACTCGGTAAAGCCGATCTGACATGACGCTCTTAGCGCTGGCGCGCTCTGCATCGGCTTCGCTCTCGTACCAGACGCCCGCGCTATCGACATAGCCGGCCCCAACGAAACGGGCAAATTCGGTCTGCTTGGGAGCTGGCTTGGCCAGCTCATCAGCGGGCGGTGTTGGCTTGCTGTACCAGGGAAACATGGTCTTCCTCCTCAATCTCGATGCCCGGTTGTATCGCACAGCCCGAACGCCTGTGCAAGCGCTTTTTGATGCGGTAAGGTGCGATAAGGTGCGGAAACATTTTGAAACATATCTCCGAAAACCCGCAGAAATGCGTTTATGTATACGGTATACCTACCTTATTACCTTTATATATATGTATGTGTGTATATATCTATAGAGTACTACGCGCGCGGTACTATACCATATAAGTACGAAAAGATTTAAGGGGCGGTAAGGTGAAAAGCCCCTAGCCCTACCAAGTGGCACGGGCACGGGCTAGGCTGTTGGCATGGCGCGCAATCTGGCAAAGGCGGATCTGTTGGCGGGCGGCTTGCGGGCCGCGCTCAACGACCTGATCGTATTCGAAGGCGCCACCGCGCCCATCAGCATCGACGACCTATATGCGCGACTACAGGCGATCGAGCAGCAGCTGAACACCGGCACGCCCACGACGCAGAGCTACAGCGACGCCCGCGCTTACGTCGATGCCGCGAATGGCGCGCTCAAGCTGCCCTACTCAAATGGCTTCGACTTCAAGCGCGATAGCCTGAATACCGCCTACTCGATGCAGACCACGCAGGATCACGCGATCTGGAAATTCGAGTGCCATACGGATGACGGCAATTCGGCCACGCCCGGCAGCGGTACGCATCGCAGCGAGCTGGTGGGCGATTACAGCCAGTCCAAGACCAACAATCTCGTTCCGTTTGGGACCAAGGTTTGGCAGGCCTTCTCCCAGCGCGTCACGGGCACGCTTTCGGCCAACTCTGCCGACTTCGTGATCGCCAACCAGTGGCACGCTGCTCAGGACACGGGCGACGCCAGCCTAAGCCCGCCTTTGTCCTTCGCGTTCGCCGGTAACAGCTTCCGTATCGCAACCCTGTGGGATGATCAGGCGGTACAGACCAACAGCACGAACACGCACTTCCAGGGACGCTACTACGACAACTCGTTCCCGCTCAACACCTGGATCAACTGGGTTGTCGCCGCTACCTTCGACTTCAACAATCCCGGCAACGGCACGCTGGAGGTGTGGCGAGACGGCACTAAGGTCATCAACCTGAGCGGCATCAGCATGGGCTACAATGACTCGCGCGGACCGCGTTTGCAGTTCGGCCTATATCGCAGCGCCGGTTATCAGGGTACGTTGGCGATTGAGTATGCAAATATGGAAGTGAGCTACGCCAGCCTGCTCGATCGCGTGACCATTCCGCGACCGATTGCCACGTTGGCCTAACGCGGCTCTACCTAGATCAAACCGTTTTCGCTAGGATTGCTCAATGGCATTGAACCTTCTCTCGCTGTCCCTCACGACAGGCATCCTTGGCGCTCAGTTCATGGCCAAGATCAACGGCCTTACGGCTGGCAGTCAGGTTCAGGCCAGCATGCCGGGATATGGTGGCGCGAGCGTCGTTAACGGAACGCTGCGCATTCAGTCTCTGCCAGCCGAGTTCGTCACGGTAGACATCACCGAGAGTACGGGCGTAGAGTTCAAGACCACTCGATTCCTGCTGACGGGCAATCGAAACCTGACGGTGCGCAATGCGCAGGCGGATGGCACGCTTCAGTATTCGTACGGTCTGCCCGGCTCTCTTGTAGCGCTCAACACGGCCACCGCCGGCGCCGATGGCGGCAGTGGATCTTCGCTGTTCCGACAGCAGATCGTAGACCGCAGCGGGCTTGTTCAGGCGACGACGAACGTCACCAACGCAAGCGCAAACACGCAGATCGGCGATCAGTTTCAGCTCACCATGCTGCGCGACGATACCGAAATCGTCGTGACCGATGGTAATTTCTACGCTTCTGCGCCGGGGGCTACCAATCTCAACGGGCTGTCGAACGTTACGGTTCGGCGCGGCCTGTACGATGGCACCACCTATTACCCGCTGACGTTCGGTGGCAGCCGTGACATGGTGCTGACGCCCGGCCAGACCGCGACGTGGGACTCGCTGCCGCTTGCCACGCGCAAGGGGCAGGGCCTCACGCTGATCAGCTTGAAGACGTGGGCAACCGCGCCGGCCAACTTCCCTGGCTCGGTCGTGCCGTTCAGCGGCGCGCGTGATCTGAGCGAGCAGGGCACCACTTTGACTGATCGTACCACCTCTGGAGGCTTCACGGCGGCGGCGCGTGTATCCACGCAGGCGATCTTGCCGCCCATCGCTATCCGTGGCGCACAGCGCACCAAGACGCCCGTTGTTGCCGTCATGGGCGACAGCATCAGCTGCGCAGGCTCGGCCGATGCCGATACCAACCGCGGTCAGCGCGGGTATGTTGCCCGCGGGCTGTTTGCGGCAGGCGTTCCGTTCGTCATGCTGGGCCAGTCCAGCCTTAGCGCGTTGAACGTGGTGAATAACGCTGCTATCACTGCGCAGTACCTTGCTCCCGCAGTCGCGGCTGGCGCGACCCATATGCTTCTGGCGCTTGGTACCAACGATTTCGCTGCGAACCGCACGGCGGATCAGATTTATACTGATCTCCAGTCGATCGCCACTGCGGCCAAGGCCGCTCTGCCTGGGCTGAAGGTGATTGTAGCTACCGTGCCGCCCAAGACCAACGCCGCCAACAACGCGCAGAACGGTAGCGAAACCAACACGTTTGCCCAGCGCTCGCTGCTCAACTCTTATATTCGCGGCAACAAAGGCATTGGCGACGGCTTCTTTGAACTTGCTGCGCTGGTTCAGGACCCCGCCAACGAGAACTTCTGGCGTACGGACCTGCTTACCGCATCCACGATCACGGTCGCGAATGGCGGATCGAACAACCTGTCGGGCGATCTTGTCGAGACCGATATCGGCCTAGTGGTGCAGACTGGCGGCACCAACGGCCAGCCTGCTACTGCCGCGACGATCCGCTCTGGTCAGGGCGGTGGGTTTCTTGTTGCGCCAACCCAGCCTGCCGTTGAAGAAACGCGGCAGAACGCTTCGCTCACCACCTTCCCCAACCCGGTTGGCAGTGGGCTCCGCTTGAATGTGACCGCGACTACTGCTGTTGCTGTTCCAACTGATGGCATTCACCCGAGCCCTGGTATGCACAGCTATGCTAAGCAGTTCCTGCGCAATCAGGCTCCCACGCTGTTTAGCCTGTAGGAGATACGATGGCCTATCCTAAGAGGCTAAGAGGCGGGTACGTCAGTATCCTGATGGGCAACGGGGCAAGCCCCGAGGTGTTTACGGTGCTTTGCGGCCTGAGCACGCGCAGTCTCACCGCGCAGCTTAACGGCAACGACGAATTTATCAAAGATTGCGCCGATCCGGAGGATATCCCAGTACGTGCGTTCCTTCCTACCGGACGCCAGTGGGATGTGAGCGGCAGCGGCGTGCTGGATCGCAACTCGCTCCAGAGCGTGATCAACGCGCAGGGTTACACCAAGAATTACCGGTTCGTATTCGGTGAGCCCGCCAACGATCAGGTGTTCAGCGGGTACTGGGCTGGTCCGGGCGTTCTCACCAACGTCTCGTTCGGCGGCAACGACGATGCCTTCGCGACGGTGGATCTCACCATCGTCAGCGATGGGCTGTGGGTGTTTACTGAGGTCAATGGGGGCGGTGGCGGCACGCCCACTCCCGTTAATGCGCTCTCGCTGTCGGACAACTCGTTTACGCGCGGAACGGCTAAGACGGTTAGCATTGTCGGCGCTACCAATGGGAGCACCCTAAGCTCGACGGGGCTGCCTAGCGGTTTTACGATCAACAGCGGCGCTCGCACGCTAGCTTACGACGGGTCGGGCAGCGGTGCCTCAGCGCCGTCGTTTACGCTATCAGAGACGCTAGCGGGCGCTAGCAATTCTCCGCGTTCGACCACGGTAAATCTTGCAATTTCTGATGGTGTGGCAGTGAACGCGCTGACCAGCCCGGTCGATAACGAACTCCTGCTGAGCCCGGCTGACGGACAGCAGTTAACCTACGCCTAGCAGGGAAAATACGATGGCACGGAATCTTAATAAGGACGATATGATCGCGGGCGGCCTCGGAGATGCCGTTAACCTATCTTTGTTCAAACCCTTTCTAAAGACGGCTATCGCTCCCATCCTTGATGAGCGTGGCATCTACCGTCCGATCAACGAGTTCGAGTTTCCCAAGGCGAACGGCGAGACCGATGACACGGGCATGGTGCAGCGTGCGCTAGACTGGGCCCGCGATAACCGGACCACCGTGTCCGGCATCCCCAATCGTCGCTATCTGCTATCATCCGCGGTCACCGCTGCACCGATCTACTGCGGTCTCTGGGCGCAGGGTGCGGGCTTCATCCAGACTGTCGCAGGGCAGAACTGCTTCAATTTCAACAACACCGCGAGCGGTGACGATAACACCGGCCCGAACCACGCTTTCCGCAACCACGAGATGCGGCACTGGGATGGCTTCGTCCTCTATGGCCCTGGTCGAGCCGCTAACGGCTCGATCGCAATGAACATGCAGAACCCTAGCGCGGGCGCAATGTTCTCGAATTTCGTCATTCACGAGTTCGACACGGCGTGGTACTGGGATGACAAGGGGTATATTCAACATTTTGACAAGTTTACTGTCTCTCACTGCAACAAGCTTGGCGTCTTCCGCGGCCTCAACGGATGGGACGCGGGTGAGCGCCTTTCTTGGACTAATGGAACTTTCAGCAACAGCAATGGCGGTTTTGATCTGGCGCGTTGTCAGGCTTATTTCCATAATACGTCTCAGGACTATTTGGACGGCACCAACGGAAACTGGATGAACCTCAGCAACGGCGCCGACGTCTTCGTCACTCAAAGCCACTGGGAAGGCAATCAGGTTGACACCTACTGGGCGGACGTTGCGGGTGGTTCTTCGCTGAACTTCTCGTCCAGCACGCTCATCGCTTCTGGCACCCCTTCGGGCAAGACGCCGCGCACGACTCCCTTCTTCCGCAGTGAGTTCAGTAGCCGGTCGTCTGTTAACTTCCTCGGCGTCAATCGGTTTGGCGCTACTGGTGCCACTGGCGCTAGCGGATACGGCACGATCCCCACCCTCGTGGACGGTCCCGGCAGGTGTGACAAGCTGGTTTTCTACAATCCCAGCATCCCTATCCCGCCAGCGCATAACGCGAACAATCTGTTTGTGGATGGACCGTTTGGCACGAGCGCCTTGCGCGACTGGCGCAACACTAGCACCGGCGCGGCTCTGTCCAATACCACGACGGTCGGTGAGGTCATTAGCGGTTCGCAGTCGCGAAAGTTTGCCCCTGCCAGCGGAATTATTGGACGGCAAGAGACTCTTTTGCGAGTCGTAGATCCCAATGCTCAGATCTTCTTGGGCGGCAATATGCTCGCTACGGGCACTCCAACAGAGGTTTTTACTATTGGATTTGAGTGGCGCAGCCGAACCGGGGAAAGCATCAGTAATGGTAACTTCGTCATAGCGGCTGCTACGTTGACTTCTACCTATGCTACCGCGGCCCCGTTCCGCGCTCAGCCTAGTGTTGTTCCGCCTCGTGGTTCGGCGTACCTCCGCATTACCCTTAACAAGGGTGCGTTCGACGCTGCATCTAACGGTGTGGGCGCTGTCATGATTGATGATCTCGTTATCAACGCTCCTGGCTGTCAGGTTGTAGCATCCGGTGAAATTGGATACCCTGGTTGGTCTGCCATTCAGGCAACCACTTCCGCGCAGCAGTTCAATGTTGATGACGTCGTTTTCGTCGACACAACTGCGGGTGCCGTAACCCTATCTGGTATCAATGGTGTCCTGCGCGCCGGCTCTCGAATTCGCTTCGTGGACAAGACTGGAAACTGGGCCACCAACAATTTCATCTGGAATCCCGGTACTCCGGGCGTTCGGGGCGTCGCGGGCAACGTGACACACAACACCAACTGGCAGTCGATCACCTACGAGTACAACGGCACGACTTGGGTTCAGGTATAATGCGATGACCAAACTCCTAAAGAGCCTCATGACATGGATCAAGGGGCTCTTTAGGGGTAAGTCCAAGCCAAGCCCTACCCCGCAGCCGTCAAATCCGGTAGGGTGTGGCATGGCCTATCCTGATCGCATCAAAGGCACGTATATCAACGTGCTTATCGGGAACGGGGCGAATCCCGAGGTGTTCGTACCGCTTTGCGGTCTCAACGCGCGCACGTTGAACGCTCAGCTAAACGGCAATGACGAGTTCCTAAAGGATTGCGCAAATCCCGAGGACACGCCGGTTAGAGCATTCCTGCCAACGGGCAGGCAGTGGGATATCAGCGGCTCGGGCGTTGTCGATCGCAATGCGCTCCAGCTGATTATCGCATCACAGGGCTATACGAAGAATTACCGCTTCGTCATCGGCAAGCCGAATGGCGCGAGTGGCTATAGCGGATACTGGGCCGGTCCTGCGGTCCTCACCAATCTCACCTTTGGGGGTAACGACGACGCGTTCGCCACGATCGAGCTGACGATCGTCTCGGATGGGCTTTGGGAGTTTGTAGAATTAAGCGCTGGCACGCCGACGCCCAGTCCCACTCCGACACCTACGCCCACTCCCACTCCTACTCCGACTCCGACTCCGACTCCAACGCCTACACCAACTCCCACTCCTACCCCTGGGGCTATCAATGCGCCCACGCTGACGCGTACCAGCAGCGCCACCGCAAACCCAATGACCCTCGACATATCGTGGGGGCCTGATGTCGTTATACAGAACGACGGCGGCAGCGCGGACGGAACCTATGACTTCGTCCAACTGCACCGCCAGGATGGCGCTACCGATCTGGTGCGTCTGACGCCTGAGATTGTTTCTGTGTATGGCGACGCGATCGAGGCGCCTGCGGCTCGCTCATTATTCCCCAACGTGCTGGTTAATATGCCCGCCGGCTCCACCTCGATCGACGCCCGAATCCGCCGCGGCGCAGTGCCTGGACGCATCGTCAACATGGGCGACAGTATCACCTACATGGGCAACTGGGTAGACCGCTATCAGTCGGCCAACCCATCCCTTGAGGTGCTGAAGAACGCTTATAGCGGTCGTGGGCTTATCGGCGCCCCCGATGGCAACGACATCGACACGCATATCGGCGAGGTGACGGCGTTGGCGCCGCAGATTGAGGTTGGCATGATCGGTGCCAACGATCTTAACTCCTACGCCTCGGGTCAGGCATATTTCGATCAGATTAAGATCGAGTGGGCGCGCCTTCGCGCTGAATCGCCATATAGTCGCATCGTATGGTGCACGGTCCTGCCCGTTGGCACTGCCACCGGATACGCCACTAAGCACAACGCCAACCGCGCGCAGCTCAACCCGCTGATCCGCAGCGCAGTGTCGCAGGGATTGATTGACGCTGTTATCGACTGGGATACGATCACACAAGTTGCTGGCAGCGACGCCGCGGCGAACAACACAACGTATTACGACGCGGCAGGACTGCACCCCACCTCAGCGGCGCATGACCTTATGACGCCGCTCTATACTAGCACGATGAACGCCCATCTGGCAGTGGCCCAGACTTGGTTGGATAGCGCTTGGTCACAGCCCGCTACAGGCAATCTTGTTGCGGCGGCACAGGTAGCCACCACCACGTTCGATCCTAACCGTAAGTCGCAGTATGCGCTGCTGTCTAACGGAAACCTGACCATCGCCACCGATTCCAGTCAGTTTACGGGTGCGCCGATCGGCGCCATGAGTACGGTTTCTCGTTCAAGCGGCGACCTATATTTTGAATTTACGATCGGCAGCAATGACGTTCTCTCGGCTGGCGTGTGCAATAACAATTACGACCCTGTCGTCCGCGATAAGGTCGCACTGCCTCCATCTGGCTCAGCAGTCTTCTTACGGACCAAGCGCTACGTGACCACGGTCACGCAAAGCGATACCGACGTTGGCTCCGATCTGTTCGTTGCTGGAGCAAGGGTTGGGTTCCGAACAAGGTTTTCGGATCGCAAGATACTGATAAACGTGAATGGTACGGCGGTCGGCACTTACGATATGCCCGCGGGTGCGCTATACTTCTTCGCAGCGCCTCAGAGCGCAAACGACACTGTGACGGTTAACGCTGGGCAGTCGGCATTTGCCAACATGCCATCTGGCACATCAATGTGGGGTTGACCATGCGTAAGTTGCTAGCATCAATCCTATTGATTTTTTCCATGCTTCAGGCCAACGCTGCCGCATCGGACAGCTGGACGGTGGGTCAGCGTCCCCGCGTGCTGCCAGCCGATCGCTTCCCCGTGCTAGGCGACAATAGCAACCCACGCGGTGGCACGCCTCCTTACCTTAGCACTATGCCCACGGATATCCCGACCAACGGCTACCAACTATCGGACTTCTCGGCCCAGGACAGCGGCGTGAAGGCGCTGAGCGCGGCTCAGGGCGGTTTCGAGGCTAAGTTCCGCACGGTATGCGGCGCCCCGTCGCACTACCTGCGCGATGACCCCGTGCTGTACCCGAACATGCCGGGCATGTCGCACCTGCATGCGTTCTTCGGCAACACGCTGACCAACGCCAACTCAACTTATCGATCGCTTCGCACCACGGGTCGCAGCAACTGCGGCGGTGATGTGTTCAACCGCACTGCATATTGGCCTCCTGCCGTGATCGCGACGGTGGGCGGCAAGAAAATGATCTTGAGCTACGATCAGTTCATCGTCTACTACAAGAACGATATGGCTGACGCGATTCACTCGGTCGATATCCCGCGCGACTTCGCCTATGTCGCCGGCCCTGACCCGCACGTTGGATATGTGGATCAAAACAAGGCGATCGTGGACGCGGCCAACGCTGCCGCTATTTCCTCCGGCAAGCCTATGCGATATTCGTTCTCTCCCTCGCCGATGGGCACGCCCAACTACGGCTATTTGGGCGTAAAGTGCGAGAACCCAGTGGGCAACGGAACGACCGCCTATAGCCCCAACACGGGCTCTGGCGCGCGTCAGCCTTACCTGAAGGATGCCAATGGAAACGCGACGCTAAACTGCAACCCACTGATGCCCGATGGCGTGACGCCCGCCCATGTGGTGATGGAGTTCAACGCCCCGAGCTGCTGGGACGGCTACAACGGGCACGGCGGCCCGACTGGTCGCGGGCACGTGTCCATGCCGTTCGTGGCGACGAACAGCGTGACTGGCGAGACTCGCATCAACCAGTGCTACGACGGTTGGTATCGCGTGCCCGGACTGGAGATGACGGCCTATGTGCCGATCATCGGTTCATGGTCCAATTTCCTGTCGCTCAAGCCGCACCTCGCCAGCGATGAGCAGGCCGGTTACGGATATCTCGATTTCCAAACAGGCCACCTCGATTGGTTCGGCGGCTGGGACTATGGCACGGAGGCCAATAAGGGCGTAATGCTGCGCTGGATGCGCAATTGCGCGGGTACGATGGGCAACACGCCGCACGAGTGCGATTACAGCACGATAGACACGACGACACGCTTGCTTAGCGATAGCCCGATCCCGATTGCCCAGACGAACTACAAGGACCCGCCGGGCAGCCGACGCAATGGGCAGATCGTGGACAACAACCACAATTACGCCACCGCCGGGGCGAAAGCTTTCCTGCCTATTCCTGCAACTTCTCAGACGATCCATGCGCACTGATATGGCATATCCCGCACCTACCGTAACCGACTTCCGCGCCCGCTTCCCCGAGTTCTTAGGCGTGCCCGATGCAACCGTGCAATACTGTCTCGATGATGCCGCGCCGCGCATCGGGCAGGACTGGACCGCTTACGATTACCCCGTGGGTATCATGCTGCTCGCGGCACACAACATGGCGCGTGGCGGCTTGCTAGCCAGTAGTTCGGGCGGCATCGACGTGCCCGCAGGTGTGACGCAGCTGCGCAGCGGCTCGCTGTCGATCAGCATCGACCCGGCTGCGGCGGCGCAGAGCGCGGCGGGCGGCTTTGCCTCTACTAAGTATGGGCAGGAGCTGAGCCTATTGACGCGCCAGAATGTCGGTGGTATGCGGGTCACGGATGGTGGTGAAGTGGTGGGTGTGTGGGGCGGCTATTTGAGCGGTCTGCATCCGAGTTGGTAGGAGGATGAGATGGGCGATTGGATTGAGCACGATGGAATTGCGCAACCAGTAAGCGATGAGGTTATGGTTGAGGCCGAGCTTAGGAATGGAACCAAGGGAATTGATTCAGCCATGTATTGGAGCTGGGATCATGTTCACACCGACGCTGATAGCGACATTGTGAAATATCGTGTCGTTACTTGATGGTCAGATCGCTGCGGTATTTAATCGCGCGTTCTATAGCACATACCTGCCCGCGACGCTGGTTCATCGCGAATTGACTTACGACGAAGGTGGCAGTCCGCTTCCGCCGAGCGATACGCAGCACTCCTGCCGTGCGCAGATTGATGTGGCCAACGATGCCATGCGGCAGGCGCCGGTCTACACGGAGCGCACGGTGCGCGTGCTGGTGCTCAAGGATACGCTTGACGTAGAGCCCAGCACCAATGACGTAGTGCAGTGCCGTGGGCAATCGTTCAATATCAGCAGCGTGGGCACGGACCCTGCGAACAGCTACTGGGATATGGCGGCGGAACGTGCCTAAGATTGCCGGAACAGCAACGCACACGAAGCGGCTGCGCGATGGTGTGGGGCCAAACGGCATCGCTGTGCTGGGCAAGTATCTGTACGGCGCAGGAGAGCGCGTGCAGGTCGATGCGCAGGTCAGCATTACTGAGGGCGCGGTATCAGGCGCGGGACACGTGCCTAGCCGCCCAGGCGAGCCGCCAAACAATGACACGGGCGTTTTGGCCAACAACATCGAGACGGTGCAGGTTGAGACACTGAAGGTGGTGGTGAGCAGTAACGCGGAATATGCCTCCTTCCAAGAGTTCGGCACCAGCCGGATGCAGCCGCGCCCGTACATGGCACCAGCGCTTGAGAAGAATCGCAAGTATATCACGCAGGCTATTCTGACCGGCATCAACCGCGCGAACAAGACCGAGGGCTGACATGGCTGCATGGCTGAAGATTTTGCGAGACCGTGACTATATGCACAAGTCTCGTGCTGTTACGGCTTACAAGGCAGGGATGGTTGTATACGTGCCAGACCATATCGGTGGCACCCTTATTCATGACGGCGATGCCGAAGTGACGCAGAAGCCCAGGCGTGGTTGATCTGGCGCTATCTGCGCGCGTGGCGCTGGTCAAGGCGCTGAAGGCTGATGCGACGCTTACCGCGCTCGTACCTACAGCGCGTATATACGGCCCAGAGCCGCCCGATAAGCCGCAGTGGCCGTGGGCCTATGTGCAGACGCCGCTGGAGTCGCCCGCACGCGCTACGTGTCTAAACGGCGCAAGCCTGAGTGTGACGGTGCACGGCTTCGCCAAAGGCCCAGGCGATGATGCGGCCAGCGCGATCGGGAATGCAATTAAGCGTGCTCTCGATGACCTGTCTATTCCGCTTGACGAATGCACGGTCGATGTGCAATGGCAGCAGAATCAAATTATCAGGGACTCGGCAGAGGCAAGCGCATATCATTGCATTTGCCGCTTCAATGTGGAGGTGGGTGCCTAGCCCTACCGCCCTTGCATTTCGTGCGCTAACCTATCCCGCGTAACGGTCCTGCATCTTGGGCCAGTAACGCGGGATTTTTACGTTCTATGGCATATCCGGCACGGCTCAGGGGCGGTTACGTTACGATCATGATCGGCAACGGCGCCTCGCCAGAGGTGTTCACGCCCATCTGTGGCCTCAACACGCGCTCGCTGACTGCGCAGTTGAACGGCAACGATGAGTTCATCAAGGATTGCGCCGACCCCGAGGACATTCCCGTGCGCGCGTTCCTCCCGACCGGCCGGCAGTGGGACCTGTCGGGCTCGGGTGTGATTGACCGGAACAACATGGCACTGGTGCTGGCGTCGCAGGGCGTGAGCAAGAACTACCGCTTTATGTTCGGCGAGCCCGCCAACGACCAGATCTTTGGTGGATACTGGGCTGGCGCCGGGATCATGACGAACATCACCTGGGGCGGCAACGACGACGCTTTCGCGACCGTCGAGCTTACGATTGTATCCGATAACGAGTGGGTCTTTACGGAGGTGTAATGTATGGCGCAGGAGGTACTGGCGCTTGAGTTCGCAGACGGAGAATATGAATTCCGTATCACGCTGCAAGGTATCAACGAGATTCAGAAGAAGTGTGATGCAGGAATTGGGGCCGTGTGGGCGCGACTCGCATCGGCCCGACTGGAATTTATTGGTGAAAAGGTTGGCGTAGCCAACAACGTCATGACGGGTGAGACGGCAAAGTTCAAGATCGAAGACATTATTGAGCCTATCCGCCAAGGGTTGATCGGCGGGCGTAAGGGCAAGGTCGATGGCCAGCCGGTAGAAGTCACTCACGCGATGGCCAATAGGCTGATCGAGAATTACGTACTTAGCGAGCCACTGATGAAGGCTTGGACCGTTGCCTACGCAGTCGTTGGTAGCCTTATCGAAGGCTACGACCCGCCTAAAAAAAAAGTGAGCGAGACCGAGGCGACGGAGATGGAAGAATCGACTACGCAGGAGCCCTTACCGACTGCTTGATGATGGGCATGTCATTAGCTGACGCTAGGGATTGCACGTACTGGGAATACACGGCAATCATGACGACTTGGAACGAGCGGCACAAGTCGGAAGATGACAACGAGCCCGTTGACGCTCCTGATTTCGAGACGTTCCAGCGCGCGCAAGCGGCGATCATGTCTGACCCGAGGTTGCTTCACTAATGGCCATTAATGCCGATAGCGTCACGGTTGAGCTGATTGCGAAGACCGAGGGCTACAACGCCAAGATCAACGCGGCTGCTGCACAGACTGAAGCGGCAATGGGCAAGATTGGCAACGCTGCCAGCGGGGCCGAGAAGAAGGTTGTTGACAGCAGCGCGCGCATGGCCAACGCGCAGCGCAACCTGGGACGGCAGTTCGCCGACATTGGCGCGTCGCTGTCAAGCGGTTCTAGCCCGTTTGTCGTGCTGGCGCAGCAGCTGCCGCAGATCGCCGATGCCGTCACCGACACGGGTGGCAGAGCTGCGCGCTTCGCCGCCTTCCTGACTGGGCCGTGGGGCGCCGCGCTGCTCGCCGCTGGTTCTGTGGCTGGCGTGCTGGCCGGCAAGCTGCTGGAAGGTGGAGACAGTGCCGATAGCCTCAACAAGAAGCTAGAGGAAAACGCTGCCAAGGCACGGGCGACCGAGGCGGCGCAGGCGATCTTTGCCAAAAGCCTAGAGGGCACGGCTGACGCCAGCGCCAAGCTAGTCAAGCAGCTAGAGCAGCAGAATCGCTCGCAGATCCAAGTCGCCCAATCGGCGCTGGCCGCGGCGACCGCGCTGCGCCAGCAGAGCCTACAGAACCTGCGTGCCGAGTCGAGTCGCGCTGCCATCGCGGTGGGCACGCTAGAGGCTGCGAATAGCATTCAGTTCGGCGCGGCGGGTGTGCAGGGTGCTCAGGCGGGTCAGAAGGTCGCAGCCGATCAGTTGGCTGCTGCCCGTAAGCGCGTGTCGCTTGCCAACAAAGCCTTGGCTGACAGCGAAAAGGCGGTGGTCGAGGCATCGATTCCGATCCTGAAGTTGCAGGGTGCAGAGAACGCGGACAAGTCTGCCGCTGCTACCGGGCGACACGAACGAGCCGTTGACAAGCTTACCGAGTCGTATCGCAA